GTGTATGAAAACAATTCTTTGGGTCGCATCCGGGAATTGGCTGGCATCAAAAAAGAAGAAAACATGAACGGCATGGGTCATTTTGCTGCCATGGGCGAGGAAGAAACTGCACAGGATCGTGAAGATGCTGAACAAGGTGCAGCCATGGGTCGAGCAAGATATCAGAGCTTTAGACCACCCGCAGGACAACCAGGTACAACACAAATTCCACGTCAGCCGGAACAGTCTGCCACAGCAACAACCTTGGTCAAGCCCATGGGATCTGATGCTCCAGACACATCACTGCTAAAGCCTAGTCGTCCTTTCTCAGCCGCAGACATCAAACCATTTGGTTATAAATAATCAAACTGGAAACCAAAATGACAGATGTTTACAAAAAAGTTGATTTAGCTCGCTTGATGGAATTAGCTGGTATGAATGCAGCAACTGATCGTGCTGCCATCCTAGCAAAACTGTCACCCGAACAAAGAAAATGGTTAGGTGGTGCTGATCCTACAGATCCGTATATCATGGCACGCATGCGAAAAGCAGTACCAGATCAACCAACTGCAGCCAAAGATCAAGCCGAAAGAGATGATGCCGAACTTGCTGCCTCAATGTTAGCCAATGTACCCCCAACCATAGCTACCGCAGCTCCTGGAACTCAGGCAGGAATTAAAGCAGTTGAATTACCTGCAACACCGGTTACAACACAATCAGCGACCAAAGAGCCAGCGGCAACACCAACACCTGGTAGCTATCAAGCCATTGCACAGCTCAACAAAATTGCTGATCCTAACAAAATTTATCCTGGACAAAAAATTAATTTGGGCGGCGGCGCTGAATACACTGTGGCACCAGGCGACACATTGAGTGCTATTGCCCAAGGCCAATACAAAGGTCAGGCACCCAGCGGTGCCGAAATTATTACTCCTGCACCTGCACAAGCAGCTACCCCAGATGCCAATGCTGCAGAATTCAAAGATGTCAATGAAAATCAGTCCGGTCTCGGCAGACTAGCCGAACTAGCCGGCATTAAAAAAAAAGTAACTGAAGCGGACGCTGATTGGAGCGCACGCCCAACAGAAGCTCCCAGAGTCAGCATTGACGACATACTGAGTGGTCGTGCCAAGCCAGAACTGGCCACCAACCTTCCAGGAGGCCCACCTGCACCAGCAGCCATTGCCCAACCCTTGGAGCCTCGCAGTCAAGAACCTGATGCAGAAATTTCGGCTGCTGATCGCGAAAAACTCAGAACAGCAGTTGTGCAACCTACCAGTCAGTCAGCAACCCCAACGGATGTAAAGCCGGCCACTGTCAGCAGTTTTGGAACTACCGATACCGGTAGAGCCACAAGAATTGATCCCAGGGCCAAGTATCTAAGACCCGAAGCAGAGCGTTTGGCCAGAGAAAAAGAACTAGAACCACTAGCAAAAGAATTGGTGCCTGCAATTTTGACTGCACCCATTGGTGGGGCAGTAACTGGTGCAGTGGCCAAACCTGTAATAGGAGCCATTGGTAGACAACTAGCCAAACGGGCCGGTAGCGAAATTGCCAAGGATGTTGGTGCGGTGGCTGGTAGAGAAGCCGGTAGAGACATAGCCAGAGCTGCTCCACGCACCGACTATGTGGATCCTGCCAAAAAGATTCGCGACATTGAGCGTGCCAGACCTGGTCAACCAGCACCACAACCATCTGGTACAGCGCCTAGTTCTGCTGCACCCAGACCCACAGGTGAACCTCCGGTCAGCATACACGACAAACCTGTTGATTTAGAAAAAGCAGCCGAATTGGTTGCTCAAGCAGAAAAAACCGCTGCACAAAAAGCTACCGTAACCGCAATACCTCAACCTGCTGTTGCACCCCGAGGTGCTGAACAGTTGGCAAAAAGAATGGAAGTTGGTCAACAAAGATTAGATCCAGTGCTCGATATAATTAAGGCCATTGGCGAAAGACCTTATCCCAAAGCGGCTGGCACTATTGCAACTGGTGCTGCTGCAGCTGGTATTCCCTATGCTGGTTATAAAGTGTACAGCAAAATGCAAGAACCAGAAGTCAAAGCAGAAATAGAACGACGCAAAGCAGAATTGGCCAAAGATTCCAAAACACAATCAGTAACAGCCACTCCAACTCCTAGACCAACACCCAGTACTGCACCACAAGCACCGCGTCCACCAGAAATCGAATACTGGAGACCAGAAATGAGACCCTTGCCTGAGTCTGTCAACGATGAACTGTCTCGCCGTATAGACTTGTTAAAGACACAGTTAGCCGAATACAAACTACAAGAAGCTGGACCAGAATTAAAGGAAATACCACCCCACCGTGAGTACACCCCTTCCCCAGAAGTAGAAACTGCTGCCGCCAGACGCTACGCCAAACAAAAATTAATTCAAATGGGTGTGACCGATCCCAAAAAGCTAGACGCAGCAATGAAAAAATGGGAAAAAGGTGTGCGGGCTGCTCAAAAAAAGCAGACATGAAATAATATTATATAAAGGCAAAAGTCAGGGGATAAATACTCTTGACACCGATGCAAAAGACGCATATACTACACAGGTGTATGCGTTTTTTATTTTAGTGTACAGGCAATCATGCTCAGTTGGGCATACACAGGCAATTTTAGGCATATTATAGGAGAAATACCATGGCATCATTAGCAGAAATCCGCGCACGACTTCAAGCCGCAGAGTCGAACAAGGGCGGTCAATCCCAAAGCGGCGACAACGCAATTTACCCACACTGGAACATCGACGAAGGCGCCACTGCCAAAGTACGCTTCCTTCCTGATGGCAACAGCAAGAACACATTCTTCTGGGTAGAACGCGCAATGATCAAACTGCCATTCAATGGCATCAAAGGCGAAACCGATTCCAAGCAGGTACAGGTTCAAGTGCCCTGTGTGGAGATGTGGAACGAAGCCTGTCCAATCTTGGCCGAGGTGCGTCCTTGGTTCAAAGACAAAAGCCTTGAAGACATGGGCAAGCGTTATTGGAAAAAACGCAGCTACATCATGCAAGGTTTTGTGCGTGACAATCCATTAGCCAACGACAAGGCTCCGGAGAATCCAGTTCGCAGATTTGTTATTGGTCCTCAGATTTTCCAAATCATCAAGTCATCATTGATGGATCCAGAATTGGAAGAACTGCCAACTGACCTGTTGCGTGGCTTGGACTTTTCCATTACTAAGACTTCCAAAGGCGGTTATGCTGATTACTCCACCTCCAAGTGGGCTCGTAAGGAGTCAGCATTGACCGAAGCCGAACAGGCCGCACTACAAGCACATGGTTTGTTTGACTTGGCCAGTTTCTTGCCTAAGAAGCCGGGTGAAGTTGAGCTCCGGGTCATCAAAGAAATGTTTGAAGCTAGTGTGGATGGTCAGAGCTATGATGCAGAGCGTTGGGGTCAGTACTTCCGTCCTGCTGGTGTGATGTTAGCCAACATGGCCGAAACACCAGATGCTGAACCCTCGGCACCTGCTGCTAAACCTGCACTGAAAACAGTGCCTAAAGCCGAAGTAGCAGAGGAAGATGAAGCTCCTGCTGCCGCTGCTCCGGTTCAGGCTGCTGCCAAGAGTCAAAAGGCCGATGATATCTTGGCCATGATTCGCGCTAGACAAAACAAGTCTTAATGCTGACCAGTCTGGATGCAGAACTGTTTCCAGACAGTTGTGAGGTGGTGGAAATACCACCTCACAACCAATGGGTCTATCTCATACAAAAAAATGGCAGCACCAGTTTAAGATTTCAAGGCCAACGAGAAGGTTGGGTCACACATCGTGGCACAGACATATTTGCATTAGACACCATTGATATCTATGTACGTAATGCGCAACAAAGATATATCAGTGGAGTCAATACTTTTTTACAACACTTGAAACTTACACATCCCAGTCTGGATCAAAACACAGCACTATGGTTTGTCAAAAGATATAGTTTTTTGAATCGACATTTTTTGCCCCAGTTTCATTGGTTGGTTAACCTGGCAAGATTTACCAATCCAGAATGTGTGTTTCGTTTTAGAAATTTTGATCGCATAGGTCATTTAACAGATTTGAATGATCGGGCCGGAGTGTTACCTGCTGGTGTTGATTTGGCTGACAAAATAATGCAAGGGTCTAACTTAGAACTTTGGTTTTACCTTGATCAAATATTATTGGATCTTCAAGGCCAATGCATGACTTGGTGGCAATTGATTGAACATTATCAAACTCATCACGGTGAATCATACAACATAGTGACCAAATCTCTTAGATCACACTGTGATGTACTGCCCTAGACTAGATCATTTTGCCAGATTCAATGCCGACGGCACTGTGGGCAAATGTGGACATATGATCAACGCGCCTGGATTTGAATCTTGGACATCTATGCAAAACAGTGGATGGTTACAACAGATTCGAGCTATCATGAGTCAAGACCAGTGGCCACAAGAATGCCAACGGTGTCAGCACACTGAACAAATTGTCAACGGCACCAGTATTAGATCTCATGCCATTAAGAGACACATTGAGTTATCACAACACCAAGATGATTATGTAATACTTGGTGGGGTACTAGACAATATTTGCAACAGTGCCTGTCAGAGTTGTAATGCTGCACACAGTACCAAAATAGGTAGTCTAAGTGACAAAAATTATGTCAAGGTGCACAATTCTCAATTGTTTGACCGAGTGCCTTGGCAAAACATTGTTGAATTAGATCTCAATGGTGGAGAACCTACTGCCAGTCCAGCTTATCAATCACTGTTGGAAAATTTACCACCGCGTGTGCAAATAATTCGTGTAAACACCAACGGTAGTCGAGTTTTACCTAACCTAGAAAAAATTCTTAAACAAAAGATTCGCGTGATCATAACACTGAGTCTGGATGGCACAGGACCTGTACACGATTATGTAAGATGGCCAATCCTGTGGACTAACTATCAAAGCACTGTGGCTCAGTATCAATGGTTAAGGTCACAGTACACCAATATTTCTTTGGAAGCATGGACAGTGATACACGCACTCAACGCCTCTGCTGTGTCAGATATTTTCAAATTTATTGATAGAGAACAGTTAGCGCACAGTTGGGCTTATTTGGCACAACCCACTGCATTGAATCCCATGCTGACCAACACCATGACCTTGGCAGCTAAACGCAAATTACTTGAAGATTGTGATTCACGCAGTCAAAAAGTGGCTGAATTGTTGGCCACCCGGGATAACAATCAACATGATCTTGATAAGTTTATTGTCAAACAAGATCAATTAAGAAACATAAACATACAGGACTATCTATGCGTATAGCAATTACCGGGCACAGTGCAGGTATAGGTCAGGCTTTGACCAAAATTTTGTCTGCACGAGGACATGAAATTGTGGGACTGAGCCAACGCCACGGTCATAACATTAGAGTAATTCCTAAAATTACAGATTTAATAGAACCATGTGACTTGTTCATCAACAATGCCCAAGCCGGATATGCGCAAACTGAGCTGTTGTATTCGGTTTGGGATCGTTGGCAGAATCAGACAGGTAAACACATTTGGTGTATCAGTACCATGATGACACAATCTCCCACCAACATTGCAGTGGATGGTCAAAGTGATGTGGCAATCAGTGCCTATCGCAATCAAAAAATTGCCTTAGAGGATGCATGTCATCAATTACAATCCAAGGCCTGGTGGCCAGTAATCACAATCATTCGCCCCGGTGCAGTGGGTACACAGCCAGGCCAATCAGGTTGGCCATGGGCGGATGTAGATGTCTGGGCCGAATCAATTGTGAACTTAATGGTGCTTGCCGAAAGCAATCAATTAAGAATCAGAGAAATATCATTGTCTGCTTGCAAACAAGCATTGGATATATAGCATTACCTAAAATCAATTTGTTATGACACCCAAACAGTATCTTGAAAAGAAAGCATTTTGCACCTTGCCATGGTTGGGCATGTATGTTCAACCAGATGGGGATGTGCGCAACTGTGCTGTGACAAAAGAAACTCTGGGCAATATCAACAATCAACCCTTGGAAAAAATATTGTTGGGCCCAGTTAACACTCAAATTAAAACAGACATGACCAATGATGTGTTTCACAAGCGTTGTGAGCAATGCCATCATTTAGAAAAGAATCAAAAATTCAGTCTCAACGGAATCAGCAATAGAGTGTGGTATCTAAAAACACTGTATGATAGCAAGGAATTGGATTTTTTTGATCAAGTCCAGAACTACCGCCCCAAGATGTTGGATCTACGATGGAAAAATACCTGTAACTTTGCCTGTGTTTATTGCGGTCCAGATCTCAGCAGTGCCTGGGCCAGTGAACTAAAACAACCACAGAAAATTACCGATGCTGCGCTGTCTAAGTCTCTGGAGTATATACATAAAAATTTAGATTCGGTTGAACATGTGTATTTGGCCGGTGGCGAACCTTTGTTGATCAAAGAAAATATCGATTTATTGAATCGATTGTACGATCTTAAACCCAACATTGAATTAAGGATCAACACCAATCTTAGTGTGGTCAACAATGAAATTTATAGACTGATTCAAAAGTTTCCTAATGTACACTGGACAGTAAGTGTGGACAATATAGAAAAACAGTTTGAGTATGTTAGATATGGTGGTTCATGGGCCACATTTATACACAATCTTCAACAACTCAAACAGGACTTTGAAAAAATCAATTTCAATTCGGTTTGGTTTGTGCTCAATGGTATTGAAATTTTTGACTGCATCGATTACTTGTTGGGTCAAGGATTTCACGAAAATACCATTATTGTTAATCCATTGGATTCTCCGGATCATTGGCATGTGTGCAACTTACCCGAAACCAGACTGGATGAAATCAGGCAAAAAATAAAGAGCAAATTGCTGGCGGCGGATGCCAAATATTCTCTTTACACATCACTAACATTAATGTTAAACTACATGGATACACCCTTCAAAAAAAATATCAATTCGGTTATCACCGAGTTGGCAACACTGGATCAAAGACGCAACCTCAACAGCAAAGAAGTTTTTGCAGATTTATACAAATTAATTTAAGGAAATAACATGGCCAAACCCTTCGATGTAAGCAAATTCAGAAAAGAAATCACCAAGTCAATTGACGGACTCAGCATTGGTTTTAATGATCCCACAGACTGGATCTCAACAGGCAACTATGCCTTGAACTACTTGATCTCAGGGGACTTTAACAAAGGTATTCCCCTGGGCAAGGTCACTGTGTTTGCTGGCGAATCTGGTGCAGGTAAAAGTTATATCTGTTCTGGCAATATCATTCGCAACGCACAGGCACAGGGTATCTTTGTTGTGTTGATTGACAGTGAGAATGCTCTTGACGAAGATTGGCTCAAGGCCTTGGGCGTTGATACAGCAGAAAGCAAATTGCTGAAGTTGAGCATGGCCATGATTGACGATGTGGCCAAAACTATCAGCACATTCATGAGCGACTACAAAGGTCTAGCGGATGGTGAGAGACCCAAGGTACTGTTTGTGATTGACAGTTTGGGCATGTTGCTCACACTCACAGACATCAATCAATTTGATTCTGGTGATTTGAAAGGTGACTTGGGTCGTAAACCCAAAGCACTCACAGCCTTGGTGCGTAATTGTGTCAACATGTTTGGTAGCTACAATGTGGGCTTGGTATGTACCAATCACACATACGCATCACAAGACATGTTTGATCCAGATGACAAGATTTCAGGTGGGCAAGGTTTTATCTACGCATCCAGTATTGTGGTTGCTATGAAAAAGCTCAAGCTCAAAGAGGACGAAGATGGCAACAAGATCACAGATGTCATGGGTATTCGTGCTGCCTGTAAGGTAATGAAAACACGCTATGCCAAACCCTTTGAAGGTGTACAGGTCAAGATTCCCTATGAAACAGGTATGAACCCTTACTCGGGCCTAGTGGATCTGGCCGAAAAGAAAAACATTCTTAAAAAGGATGGAAACAAACTGATGTTTGTCACAACTGATGGTGAAATCATCAAGTACTTCCGCAAAGGCTGGGAATCTAACGAAGATGGCTGTTTAGACAAGGTCATGGCTGAGTTCAAAAATCAGCGAGAAGAACTAAGTAATCCTGACGACACCGTTCAGGAGGAATAATATGTCAGCAGATATTGCAGCAGAAATTTGGAGTGAGCTCAAGCGTTACATCAACAGCATGGATCAGGCAGATGCAGCCGAAACCTTGGTCAATATCATGATTGACAATGACATTGACAGCGAGGACATTCGCAATGCATTTGCCGGCGATGCTGTAATCAAACGCATTCTTTCCGACTATGTGGATGAGGAAGAAGATGAATATGAGGAAGAAGAATACGAAGAAGATTAATGAAAGATTCAGATAATTTTTACTGCAATCAAAAATTCACTTGGCTCAGCGTAGACCTTGAAAAAAAATTGACCTATTCTTGTTGTACAGCAGCTCCTGCCAAAATAGATTTACAATGGCTTGAAAAAAATCCGAGAAGGATTTTTAATACACCCTTGATGCATCAAGAGAGACAACTGATGCTGGCCAATCAACCAGTGTGCAGTTGCGAGTCAGCTTGTTGGCAACCTGAAAAACAAAAAAAGATTAGTCGTAGGTTACGATCAAACAGCGTTGACCGCACACATACTGCCATTGAATCTCAACCCTCAACATTGAATATCATACTAGGGTCAGATTGTAATTTAACCTGTGTGTACTGCTGCAAACAATACAGTTCGGCCTGGTCTAGAGATATAAAATCAAATGGGTCTTACCTTGACATAGACAGATTTCAGTTTACAAAAATCGATCAAATTTTAGAAAAGATCAGTCAGAAAGAACATTCTAAAGCTCACAGCACAAGAATTTTACATCAGGAAATCGCAGCAATAGATTCTGTAGATCAAATAATGATCACAGGCGGCGAACCTTTTTTGTACAATGGATTGAGCGATCTTGTAAATTCTATTTCTAGCAATGTTAAAATTAGATTATACTCGGGGCTAGGGGTCAACACAACAAGATTTTCTGCTGAGTTAGACAAAATTAAAAATCTGCCTAACATCGACATTGTTGTCAGTGCTGAAAATCTAGATAAATTTTATGAATTCACAAGATTTGGTAACAGCTATCAAAATTTTTTAACCAATTTAGAAATATTAGAATCCAATAATTGCAGTTTAGAATTTGCTTCTACGGTCAGTAATTTGACCCTATATGGATTGGTTGATTTTTCGAAAAAGTTTGAAAATAAAAAAATCTATTATGACCTGTGCTATGATCCAGATTTTTTAAGTGTCAATGTATTGGATTTGGACAGCAAAGACAAATTGATTCGAGACATTGAAAACAGTTCTATTCCAATTCGAAATCAAATTATTCAAACAATCATGGCCGATCATTCGCTAGAACAAAAAACAAATTTTGGTGTCTATGTCAAGGAGTTCGCCCGTAGAAGAAATCTCTCTCTTGACATCTACCCTGCTTCTCTGTTAAACTGGATCAACAATGTGGTATAGTCGAGTTACTAGTGATCTAAGTGCCATACCTGATTTTATCACACACTATCAGAACGAGCTTCAGCAGGCCAAATTTGATGTTAAAATCAGTGGAGTAGTTGAAAAGAATATCACTGCACTGCCAGGGCTGACCGAGCATAGATTCAATCAACTGCAGGAGATAGAAGCAGTGTTAAACTATCTCAATATTCAGCTGCGTAAAATTCGTAGAAAACATTTTCAAAAGTACTTGGAAACTTATGCTAGAGCACTGACCAGTCGCGATGCAGAAAAGTATGTGGATGGTGAAGATGAAGTCATTGACTTTGAAACTATCATCAACGAAGTTGCACTGCTGCGCAACAGTTGGTTGGGCATACTCAAAGGCTTAGAAAGCAAAAACTTCATGTTGGGTCATGTGGTACGACTGCGCACAGCCGGCATGGAAGATGCTTCAGTGTGACACAGGTAATCACAACTTTTAGTCGTGATGGGTTTGACTTGTATGGTCGTCGCATGGTCAACAGTTGGTTACAATATTGGCCTGCCAACTATGGGTTGACTGTGTACACTGAAG